AATGCAACAGTCACAGTTTGGACAGATGGCACCTGTGCAACCGCCTGTATATATTCCTCCCCCACCCCCACCTCCTTTTGTTCCGACACAACAAGCAGCTACTCCTGTGATGGCTGTGCCAGAAGTGCTGCCAACCTTTGAGCAACTGATGCCAGCACCAGAGGGTAGGTACGACGAGTTAGTCGAGTTTGAGAACAAAAACACTGGGCAGAAGATGACTATACCGTTTGTGAATGGTCAGCCTATATATCCTATTCCTCAAGGCTTTACACGTGTTGAAACAGATATCGTTGAGCCTACGCCTGAACCAGAAGTTGTACCAACTGCACGAGTAGAAAGTGCTAGAGAGGATGACCCATCTGACGATAAAGACCCCGGTTTCAGCACAACTGATGTAACGGGAATTGGATATGACCGCAGTAAATTAGATGACTCTCTTCGTTCTGCAATTTCTGAATATGGATTTGGTTTTGGTGCGTTAGGGGAAACATTTAATGTGACAGGAGACGTTTTGGGAGCCTTTGGAAAAGACCCAAAAGCTAAAACTGCTAATCTTACAAGTTCTGCCTTTGGTGGCATTTTAGATGCGTATAGAGGGGGTAATGTTAGTTTCTCTACGCCTGGTAGGGTAGGTAGAAAGACGGGTAATTATGCCGACAATACTCCGTTGCATGAAATGTCTGCTGAAAAACAAATGGCAATATCTGTAACTGCAGCGTCTGTAATGACTGAGCTAGAGCCGGTTTTCCGTAACAAGGATGGCTCTTCTAAAACAAGGTCAGAAGTAGACGCGGGTCTTAAAACACTTGCAGACGAATTAGGAATTGACATAACTGTTCGTGGAACAAATTTGACAAAACCTCGAAACACAATTATACGTGAGATAGCAAAACAAAAAGCAGAAATTAAACGTCAAGAGGAAGAGAGAGAAAGGCAACGTCAAGAAGAAATGCGTCAAGCTGCTGAAGCGGCTAGAGAGGCAAAACTCGCTAAAGAAGCTGAACAACGTCGCCGTATTGAGGAAGCCTCTAGATTGGCTGTTGGCAGTGAGGAGCGAAACAGAGCGTTTGGTGAGAGAGACGATAGTAGTTCTACAGGCTTTACAGAAGGCTCTATTATTGACACGGCTGTACGAGAAGCTATACAAGACGTAGCAACGACTGCCGAAAATTATCAGGATACTGGTGGATATTTTGATGATTATGAATAAAGCCAAGCAAGGTGGCTTTTAAATATACCTTTGCATGACTGGCCTACCCATCCCCCTGCATGGCTACGATGGCCCCAGATAGGAGAAACCTATGAACGACACAATCATGGCTGAAGAAATGCAGCCAGAAACAAAAGTTGCTTTTGCACAAAGGAAATACAGCAACGAAGAAAAACGCAAGAAAGAAGAAGAAGAACTAGAACAGCTTATGAAAGAGCAAAGAGGCGAAGTGGAGGAACCAGAAGAGGAGCCTGCTTCGTCAGAAGAAAAAACATTTAAGAAACGATATGGTGACTTGCGTCGTCATATGCAAGAAAAAGAAAAAGAGTTTCAAAAACAGCTTGAAGAATTAAAAGGTCAACTAGACTCTGCAACTCGTAAGGAAATGAAGTTGCCAAAGTCTGACGAAGACCTTGAGGCTTGGGCAAGGGACTACCCTGACGTTGCCGCTATCATTGAAACTATCGCTGCCAAGAAAGCACAAGAACAAACAAAAACACTGGAGGACCGCTTTAAGGCAGTGGATGAAATGCAGGTCAACGCCCAGCGAGAAAAAGCAGAAGCAGAGCTGATGCGACTGCATCCTGACTTTGATGAGATTAGGGATAGCGATGACTTTCACGAATGGGCTGACGAACAGCCTAAGTGGGTACAGGAAGCACTCTATGAGAACGATGATGACGCTCGTTCTGCTGCCCGTGCTATTGACTTGTACAAATCAGACAAGAACCTCACGACTAAGAAAAAGCCAAAGGGCAACGCCGCAGAGGCTGTCACATCAAAGAATACTAGAAGCAAGCCGCAAGAGAATGAGGCATCTTCTTATCTAAAAGAGTCAGAAGTTCAGAAAATGTCCGCAAAGGAATATGAAAATCGTTCTGATGAAATCATGGAAGCAATCCGTTCTGGAAAGTTTATCTATGATATATCGGGTTCAGCCCGATAAAAAAGTGTTGACAAATGAATATTTTTTAGTATAACTATAGTCAACTTAGGTGTAAGTGGGTTCGCTACCTGCTTACATCACACCGCAAACGCTACAGTCTTATGGATTACCTGACGAGCGTGGCCCGTTGAATTTAGGTCGGCCAACCTATTGGATACGCACCCATAGCGAATCAGCCTCTGATTAGTCTGGTGAGTTTGCATCTGTAAAATGCTAAATAGGAGATAATATCATGGCATTCAAAACCGCTGCCGGGTATGGTAATCTTCCTAACGGTAATTTTTCGCCCGTAATTTACAGCAAACAGGTGCAGGTCGCTTTCCGCAAGGCCGCTGTTTGTGAAGCAATCACCAATAACGACTACTTTGGTGAAATTGCGCAAATGGGTGATTCCGTTCGGATTATCAAAGAACCCGAAATCACTGTAAAGGAGTACGCACGTGGTGCGCAAATTACTCCGCAAGACCTTGATGATGAGGATTTCACCCTCACCATTGATAAGGCAAACTACTATGCCTTCAAGGTTGACGACATCGAAGAGGCGCACAGCCACGTAAACTTCCAGACTCTGGCAAGTGACCGTGCTGCTTATCGTCTCGCTGACCAGTTTGACCAAGAAGTTCTTGGTTATCTGTCAGGCTTTAAGCAGTCCGCTCTTAGCACTGCTGCTGGCACCGCTAACGACGTAGTAAGCGGCTCCAAAGCAGTAACGACTGCTGGTTCCGACGAACTTCTTACCAGCATGAAGCTGCGTAAGGATAGCTTCGGCAACATCACTACTTCGTCTGCTGGCGACCACTCAATTCCGCTTGCAGCACGTCTGCCGGGTGCAACTGCACTTCCGACTGCCACTGCCTCTCCGCTGATGGTCATCTCCCGCATGGGACGCCTTCTTGACCAGCAGAACGTAGACACGCAGGGCCGCTGGCTTGTCATTGACCCCGTGTTCATTGAACTGCTCAAGGACGAAGACTCGCGTCTTCTGAATGCAGACTTTGGTGGCGCAGGACTGCAGAACGGTCTGGTTATTAATAACCTGCACGGTTTCACGGTCTACACCTCCAATAACCTGCCGTCCGTAGGTACTGGTCCCGCAACCACAGGTTCGGCTAACCAGAACTCTAACTTCGGTGTAATTGTGGCTGGACACTCGTCCGCTGTCGCAACTGCAGAGCAGATTAATAAGACCGAAACCTACCGCGACCCAGACAGCTTTGCTGATATCGTTCGTGGTATGCACCTCTATGGCCGTAAGATTCTTCGCCCTGAAGCAATCGTAACTGCCAAGTACAACGCAGCGTAAGGAGACTGAATCATGGCAACTTTTGACCTCACCTCCTCCGCAACCGCAGGAGTTAACTCTAACTCTATTGCTGCACTTCCGGCAAGCCGTAACGGCCTGAACATGCGTATGATTGAGGGTATCCTCGACATTGACAAGCTGACCAACTATTCTTGCACGAATGGTGACATCTTCCAAGTCGTAGAAATCCCAGCCAATACGATGGTTCTGTTTGCTGGCGCAGAAGTTCTGAAGGCTTTTGACGGGTCTTCTCCTACTGTTGACATTGACTTTGCCGAAGGCGATGACATTGTTGACGGTGGCGATGTTACTAGCACGGGTTTTCTCGCTTCGGGAAGCAACGGTGCTGCAATGACAACTTCTGGCACAATTACGTTCACTCAGCACGTAACTACAACCGACACGATTGATGTGAAACTGATTGCCTCTTCGGCTGACGTTACCACTGGTCGTCTTCGTGTAGTAGCTTGTGTTGTTGACACCAACGGTGCGCAGGAACTTGCAACAGAAGTAGACCGCGATACTCTCGCGTAACTAATAGAGGGGCGGTGGTAAGAGCGTTCCCCCGTTAGCCGCCCCTCTTCCATTTTAAGGATTTATAATGGCGTATAATTATCTGGACATCACAAACGAAGTCTTGGCAAGGTTTAACGAAGTGGCACTAACCTCGTCTAACTTTGGCAACTCTCGCGGTTTTCAGACACAGTGTAAAAACGCTGTCAACGACGCCATCAATTATATTTATCAGCGTGAGTTTGGATGGGCGTTTAGTCACTCTTTGCAAACGCAAACACTTGTCGCTGACCAGACACGATACACAGTAGACTCTTCTTTGTATCACGTTGACTACGAAACATTCCGTATTGAAAAAAGTGATGCCCTTGCAACAGCAGGAGTGTCACTACGCATATTAGAATACAAAGAATATGTAGATAAGTATATCGACCAAGAAAGCACATCCGACGTTGGTGGTATACCTATCTATGTATTTAGAACACCAGATAATAATTACGGTCTGTTTCCATATCCTGATAAAGCATATACACTAAAGTTTGATGCATATACAAGACCAACTGCACTAAGTGCTACAACAGATGCACCTAGCATACCAGAACAGTTTCGTCAAGTTATTGTAGATGGTGCTACGGCATACGGCTACCAGTATCGTGGTGAAGCACAGCAATATGGTATTAATTTTGCCAGATTTGAAGAGGGCATTAAACATATGCAAAGTATTCTTATTAATAGAGACTTTACATATGTGAGGTCAACATACCTACCTCACTCACAAAGGTACGGAGTATCTATTTTCCCGACAGGAACGTAAGACATGGCTGATGAAGCACAACTTAGCCCTTATGTGTTTGCTTGCGAAGGGGGATTAGTTCTCGACCAGCCTACGTTCAAAATGCAACCAGGCATGGCTTTGGAACTAGAAAACTTTGAGCCAGACGTTAGTGGTGGATACAGACGCATTAATGGCTTTGCAAAATGGAACAGCAATATTGTTCCCCAGACATCATCTTCGACTGAAAAAGTTTTGATGGCCGCATTCTTTGATGGCAACGACAAAGTAATCGCTGCACGTGGCACAAAAGTATTTGAAGCTGGCACAAGTGGTAGTTGGTCAGAAATTGACACGGGCCGTACCAGCGCAGGTAAGTATACACACCATCGTTACAACTTGGGTGGCACAGAGTTTATCGTGTGGGCAGACGGTGCCAATCATGCAACAAAGTATGATGGTACAACGGTAACAGACCTTAACGCTACGGGCGCACCAGCTAACCCAAAGTTTGTAACAGGATTTAAAGATGCACTGTTTTTTGCAGGGCATAGTGCAAATAAAGAAGAAATAGTATTTACCGCCCCATTTACAGATAGTGATTTTAGCACAGCTAACGGTGCAGGTAGTCTTCGGATTGATAGTCAGGTAACAGCACTGTTTCCGTTTCGTAATGAACTTATTATCTTTGGCGAAGAACGTATATACAGGCTGACAGGAAACACAATTGCAGACTTCGTACTTCAACCAATTACAAGAGACATTGGTTGCCTTAACGGCTTCACTGTCCAAGAA